CGCAGTGCACACATCCTCACAGTAATGTGAGATTCAGGGAGAATTAACTCCCTGCGGACCATTTGGCTTGGTGGCCAAAGGAGGTGTTTGATTGCACACGCGTAAGAGAGCAATCCCTTACACGGGTGTTGTAGATGGCGTGGCGGAGGCCTGGTCATATTATTGGCCTGACTCCCGTCTGGATACGCATACTGTTACTCGTTATGCGTATGCCGCCAACTTCAAACATCTCAATGGGACTCAGATTACTGAGTCAGAAAGTCATCCTGGTTGGGACCGTAATCATAAGAAACGGTTCCGCGGGGATCTTGGTGGGCCTTTCCGTACGGAAAAGAAGTGGGCAGTTGGTTCTTCAAACCAGCCTGCTCTCTTCCGCCGTTCGGATGATAGTACCGCAAAGCGCACTTACGTTAATCGTAATTTGTGCATTGCGTTGCCTATCGCGCCTCTCTATCTTTCACTGCCTTCAAGTATTGCCTCGAGCAATTCTGCTCTTGACAAGCTTGGGACGGTGGCGATAGCTAGGTGTTCGCCCTCGAATCCCTCCGCCGATCTTTCCTCACTCATTGGTGAGACAATCAAGGACGGCATTCCTGCCGTCACTGGTTCCCTTCTTAAGCAATGGAAGGGTCTCTCTAACCGCGACCGCCGAAAGGCGATCGGGGGAGAGTATCTCAACGTTGAGTTTGGTTGGAAACCACTTGTCAATGATCTTCGCAAAGTAGCGAAGTCAATCCTTGACGCTGACAAAATCCTTAAGGATTATCAGCGAGGGAGTGGCAAGTTGGTTAGGCGGAAGTATGACTTCCCACCTGTATCGACTACCACAAGCCAGATCATGGCTAGTGGGACAAATCCATATTTCGTGCCTACAACAGGTACGTTTGTGGATCCGCCGATACACACTGGCCGAGTTATTCTTGTCCAAAAGGACGAGAAACGTCAGTGGTTTCGCGGCGCGTTTACATACTATGTTCCTCCGAGTAATACTCTGAGGAATAGTATTGCGCGTCACGTAATCCAGGCAAGAAAATTGCTTGGAATTTCACTGACGCCAGATACTCTCTGGAACTTGGCCCCCTGGAGCTGGGCTGTTGATTGGTTTACCGATACGTCCGGGGTTCTTTCGAACTGGACGGATTGGGCAATCGACAACCAGGTGTTGGCGTATGGTTACATGATGGAGCATTCGCTCCGTTCATGGACCATTACGTACGAAGGTCCAACGGGGTTTACCCCGCCGGATGTTCGTCCTGGCGTTCTCGCCTCATATTGTGAGACGAAGATTCGCCGTAAGGCTACACCTTATGGTTTCGGCATTGACTCGTCGGCTTTGTCGGCGCGTCAATTGGCAATTGTTGCTGCTCTTGGTTTGAATAAGAGCTAGTAGCAGATGTGTAATCTGCGTTACAACGCCAATTGGGAGTCTAACCGGGCTCCTAGGAGTGATGCTCATGTCATTCACCGACCCGCTCTCCATCACCATCTCGGCAGTCACGACGCCGCTCCCGCGCATCAGCGTGGGGGACGACGAAAGTGAGTACCAGTCTGGTGACGGACTCATCAAGGTTACCGCGTCCCATTCCTATGGGAAGCGGACCCGACGAGTCTTGCGAGTCGATACCTCGAAGATTACGGCCGATCCGTTTAAGCCGGCTGAGAACGTGCGAGTGTCGATGAGTAACTACATCGTCTTCGACGTTCCCCCGGCGGGCTATACGCCCACGGAGGCCCTTGCCGTGTACACGGGCTTCAAAACCCTGTTCTCGGCATCTTCGGACGCGATGATCGTCAAGCTCCTCGGTGGGGAGTCGTAGATTCGTCTACAGCTCCATACCTTCGAGCCGACGGCACCGTGCCATCAGATAGTAGTGGCCATCGAGCCGATGCCGAAAGGCGCCGACTACGTGATCCACTGCGTCCTTCAAGAGAATATCCTTCTCCTGGAAGACGCCGTACTGATAGTTATCCGCGGACTACCATCACAAGGAAACTCCTTGTAATAGTGGTTGCGGCTATCAATGCAGCATATCTGGTAGGTAATACCTTTATTAACGCCATTTTTAATGGCTGTTAATAGAGGAGTGAACTCTCCTGGTAATGGACTAAGGTCCAAGAGGCATTGGAAGGTTAGATACTTCCTCTGTTCTCCTGGTCTATTGTCTATACCAGGTTGAGCTTAGACGACAGGGCTAGGGATAGTACACCTCTGGTAAGGAGGGACTATGAAAAACCTGACGTCACTCTGGTCCTGCACAGCACAAGAAATGGCTGTGCGATGTTGCACTAGCGCCACGCTCGATATAAAATATGTCGAGCGTCGGGTGGAACACGAAGGGCTATCGTTTTTGGCGATATCCCTGGCGAACTTTGGAAAAGCTACCCAAAAGTGGCTGGACCAAGGTTTCGTCGCCCCTTGGGACGTTCCTGGCTTCAAATTGAAGCCTGGTCGTCTTACTGGTCTCCCTGAATTTCTTCAAGGTTTCCTTGGGCGTGTGTTCGACCCTAGTAGTGGCGTACTACTGGACCACCCAGACGTAGAAGCAATCTTCGCCATCCGTCAGCTAACGCTGATGTTTAGCAAGATCGCCCTCCCGGATCTGCCCCAAGTGGGTGCAGGTCTTCAGGTTAGCGGCAGTAATGTCGTTAGTCCTGAACGCGAGAGGCGAGCTATGTCTGAGTATGTTCAGTGTGAGCAGGAAGTGAGAGAATCAGATTCCTTGCTAGATCCGCTTACTAAGGCGGATTTTCGTAGGGTGTCTGATGTGCTTTTTGGGCACCTCTTTGATGATCTAGAGAAATCTATTTCATCTGAGAGGCTTATCCCTAAGCACGGTCCAGGCGCTGTTTCTGAGCGTATTAGCAGTAATGCTAAATGGCATCAGAAACTCTGGACATCTCGCCTCGAGTCGGTTTTCCCGCTTCGAGACTATCTCGTTCTGAATGATCACATCAGTGTGAGTTCAGGATCTCCTCGCTGTTATAGCGAGTCGGCGTTGAACCACTGTAAAGTGGTGTCAACGCGAGATATCACTATCCTCGAGCCCGGCTCGGAGATTCCCGTTAGGGTAATCGCCGTGCCTAAGACGCTCAAAACACCTCGAATCATTGCGATTGAGCCAACCTGCATGCAATATATGCAGCAGGCGCTCTTTCGTCTGATTCGCGATGGAGTCAATAGGAGTTACTCCCTATCCTCCATGCTCGGAATTGATGACCAAGAGCCTAACCGGCTTCTGGCTCAACGAGGTTCTCTCAGCGGAGACCTCGCCACACTCGACTTGAGTGAGGCTTCCGACCGTGTTTCGAATCAGCATGTACTCGAGCTTCTCGCAGGGCATCCTCTTTTGCTGGAGGCTGTCCAAGCGTGTCGTTCGAGAAAGGCTGATGTGCCTGGCCACGGAATTATCCGTTTGGCCAAGTTCGCCTCTATGGGCTCAGCTCTCTGCTTTCCAATTGAGGCGATGGTATTCCTTACCATCATCTTTCTTGGAATAGAAAGGGAGCTTAGTGCTCCACTTTCTGAGGAAATGGTTGTCAATCATTTCTCTCAGCAGGTGCGTGTCTTTGGTGACGATATCATCGTCCCCAGAGACTATGTGCTGTCCGTCGTTGATGAACTCAGTGCTTTTGGGCAAAGAGTTAACATCAGCAAGTCATACTGGAACGGAAAGTTCCGTGAGTCTTGCGGACGGGAATTCTATGAGGGTCTTGACATTTCAATTGTCAAGATTCGTAATAGTTTCCCGACACGACGGCAGGACGCAACTGGTG